GAAAAACACTGATACCCTTTTATTCCCTCTGTCTGACGAACGGGGGATGGAGACTGGTCGCACCCGCGGCCTTCTCTCTTAGTGTTGTTGATAAGAAATTTGATTTTCAAAGCGAAACAGTGATCATGTATCAATTGCTATCGTGTTGTATTTGAGGTTTGGTATGTGCCATCTTCGCCCTCAATCACAACCTAACTAATTCTTGTAAGAGGTCTACTCACCCACTCCGCAGGTCACATTCTACCCTGCACAGCCGTTAACAACGGTGGTCGGAAGACGTTGGTTTTCGTGAGTCGCAACGCAGTCAGAAGGGTACGGTTTTTAGAATTGGCACCACCCAGGGAGAATTCTAAAAATGCCCACATAGGCAACGGAAGGGTCTTGACTGTAGTCGATTTTCGTAAGGCGAAGACCAGGCATTGGCGCAAGTACGAGGAGTGTAGGCTAAGAAGATGTTAGTAAAGAAAAGAAAATTTTGAATCAATATACGCTAGGGGAGCTCCAGAGTGTAGGGTATTTTCAACAAACATGGTAAATTCAACATTAAAGATTAAAGGGAATAAAATCGCCACCCAAAGTGTCCTTTGCGAAGAAGGGGCCAGGGTCATTGAAGAAATTAGAGAGACGGGGAGGTCACAAATTTTTGATCCATGGTTTTCAAAATTTTGTATCAATAATTATGACGTTAGTGAGTTGGATTTATATTATGACATTTTTCTTGTGGGGAAGAATGTAGGAAGACAGAAAGTTGGCGACGTTTTGTTAGTTTCGGTGGAAAAAGGAATTTTTCCCGCCTATCCCCTGCAGGAAGGTGTCGAGGTCTTGTATCGGTCAGGTTGGTTGGCTGTTGGCAAGGGAGAACCGAAGGAGCGCCTGTTTGACCGACATGGGCAGGAGCAGGAGTTGTTGAAAATTTATAGGCTTTTCAGTAGTAAGTTTTTCTTAACTGATTATGGGTCTATGAACCTTTATCACCGGGTGGTTGACTATATTAAATCTACCGGTAATTGTCCTTTTTACGGTTGGGAGACGTGGCTTTTGGAGAACTCAGAAATAAGTGCTTCTGGAGCCATTGAAAAGGATGTTTACCGAAAGCTGGCACACCAAAACAACCAGCAACGGTCTATTTATTTAGCTGTTGAGAAGGTTTTGAGTCATTCTTGGAAGTGGGATGAACTGATTGCTATTGGAGTTTTCATAATAGGGTTGATAGCTATCAATAGTTTGATGTTTTTCAAGCAGTGGTATCTTCTAGGAATTTTAGATTTTGTTTGGTGTACAGTGGTTGTGTATTTAGTACAAGAGTTTTTGAGACGTCGGCTACCAGTTGAGTTCTTCTTGAGTTCTGATCTCAGGGAGAAGTACCGGCTCAAACCCGCTAATTTCATCTACGCCGTCTCAGCGAAGATGGATCGGGTCTGCAGTGGGTATGAAGTAAAATCAGGAGACATCGGTAAGTCGTGTAAACTTGCGATACAACCGGGGAGAGGGAAATGTGTATGCAGTAGCCTAACTAGCTATGGATTGGTCACTCCCAATATCCCTATGGTTGTTCCCTCAAATTGTAGTCACAATTTGGCTCAGGGATTTGCTTTGAGAATAATGAAACCTAGAGAAAAGAACAAAACAAAAATGTCATCCTTCATAGACTTCTATGAGAAGTTTTGTTCTGAATTATTTGATGGGTTTTCAATAGAAGACCATAAACCTTCTATCGAAGAGTACTTGAAGGGGAAAAAGTACTCCAAAGCACGCAAGACTTTGATGAGAGAACAGAATGGTAACTACTTGGAAAATGCCAATTGGAACTATTCTGCATTTGTCAAAGATGAAGTCTATTTAGGGAAAACCCCCAAAGATTTCAAGTCACGCATAATAATAAATCGTAATGATCATATAGTTGCCACTCTTGGACCTGCCGTCGAGAGTCTGAGTTGTTGGGTTGAACAAAAAACTGCCAATAACCCTTCAAAATTTGGCATATATGACAAACGCTGTACTGAGTGGGAATTGGGTCAGTATGCTATAAAAGCCGCTAGATTTATCAGTTTGTTCGAGGTTGACTGTTCAAACTATGACGGATCTATAGCTCAAGAGATTATAAAGTTTGAGTGGAGATTGTTTAAAAAATTGGGATTTCAGCATTTGTTTCCTTCGAAAGTGTGGAAGAAGTTTTTCTACACTTCAGGGGTTAGTCTTGGTGTGATCTTCAGTTACATTCATGGCCGGAAATCCGGTGATCTCTGGACTAGCGTCTTTAATAGTATTTTGAACCTAGCTCTCACAAAATATATTTTGGGGCAAGACACTTTTGTAGTGGCTCGGGGTGATGACAACTTCCTTGGTACTAATTCAGAGAAATCCCTTTCTGAAATAGTCCAAGAGTATAAGGATTTAGGTTTCGAAGCAAAGGTTTTCCTGAGAACCCTAGATACCTTGGAATACTGTTCAGGGTTGTTTTACCCGGTCTTGTCCACACGAAGGTGGGGCCCAAAAATTGAGAGAATTATACCAAAATTTGGCATGAAATTGGGAAATTGGTCTGACAAGCTTAACAAACAAGTTCTGTTAGGTACGGCCATTGGAATGCAAGGTATTTGTTTGCATGTTCCTATATTGAGCGAGATCTGTACGTCCATCGAACTTCAACTTGGAAAGAAAGGTCTTGGCTTGAGGCCCGATTTTAGGCAAATCAACGAGTGGAGTGCCCGCAGTCGTTTGGGCATACCATACGATGATGAGACCTATGCCTGGTTTTGTAGACGATATAAAATCTCTTCCCATGAATTAGAAGACATCGTAAGGAGTGTTTGGAGTATAGACTGGATGCAACCCTGCATCATCGTAGATCCCTCATGCACTCTTGGACGAATGTTGGAACATTGCTATGGTGGTCCTGGAATCGAGGTTCCATGGTCCATTGAATACAAACCAAAACCCTCTAGGAGCTGGTGGTCATTTGTGAATACGGATGATTTCTTACTCTTTCTCACAACTACCGTGTTGGAAGAACTCATTTTGAGTTGGCTAACCAGGGCTGGGTGGGGCTGGG